GCTTGGCGCTGGCGGCGTCCATGGCCTGGAGCGTCTGGGGGCCAATGGTGCCGTCCGGGGTCACGCGCAGCAGCCGCTGGAGGCGCTTGACCGGGAAGCCATTGACGAACGCATCGGCCAGGATTTCTGCGTTCTGCACATTGGAGAGCTCGTGCAGCTTGAACGCCCGGATGTAGTCACGGACGTAAAGGGCTTGGGCCTGGGCGCGGGTCAGGCGCTCAATGTCGAGGTGCGGGTAGGCGCGGCGGCTGATGCCAAACTTGGTCAGGCCGCCGGGGTCTGCCGGGTGGTCGCTGAGGCCCCCTTCGCGCTCAATGATGCCGCTGGCGATGGCCTGCTGCTGCTCAGCTGTCAGCATGACGCTCCTTCGCAATCTCGTCGAGGCGTTGGCGGATGTAGCGCATGTCGGCCCGGACCTCGTCAATGACGCGCAGGGTCTCCGACTTGATGTCTTTGAGCTTCTCTTCGGTCTGAGCGTGTTTCTCGCTGTGGGCCATCACCCGGGCCTCGACCCGCACGGCCCACGCGACCAGCGCGACCAGCGCCGTCACAGACGCCAACAGGAAGGAGGGGGTGATGTCCACGGCGGTTACTTCGCGCTGGCGTCCGCCAGGTCCTTCCGACGCAAGGACCAGGAGGCACCCATGGCAAGCAGCGGCAGGGTCTGGCGCACCAGCAGCTCGGCTTGGGCCTCGCTGATGCCCGGCACCTTGTCCACGAGCCTTGCGACGGCGCGGGACAGCTTCTGGCCCGAGTTCACGGGCAGCTTGGCCTTGATGCGCTCAGCCGCCCACTCCTCCACCTCGTAGAGCACGTCGGTGACGGTGGCCTCAATCTTGCGGCGCTTGGCCTCATCCACGTCAAACCGCAGCTTCTGAAAGAGCTTGACCGCAGCCCCGGCAATCGCTGGCGCGGCCACGCTCACCGCACTCCCCAGAATCAGTTCCACAAGTTGGTGCATAAGATTCTCCATGGGTTACCCCTGCACTACGAGCCACCGCGACGTGCCAGACGCGGTTATATACACAAGACACACCCCAGTTAATGGCGCGATGGTATACGCAACACCGCCTGGGCATAAAATTCTAGACGTTGCAGTTGCAGCACTGGAATCGTGCTCCAACTGGATGTTGTTTGATATATCGGTGTTCACAACATACTGGACCATGCCATCAGAATTCCCGAAGCCATTATTTGAGGTAATGCCAGCAATCCCAGGCGTGCCCCCAGTCGAATACACCAGACACACTGGGCCACCGATAGAAAACACATTTCCAGCACCTGTAATGCCGATATTCGTCGTGAGGCTGTGGCGAATTGGCGATGTAACGCTGACACCGGCAAAGGTGGGCAGATTGCTGGTGCCGACGCTTTGGTTGATGGTGTAACCTGTGACACCGGCAGCAGTGCCGGAGATGTTCCCAGATACGGTGGCCGCTGCTACCGTGCCCCCAGAAATATTGACATTGTTGCTATTCTGGGTAGCCATACTTCCGAGGCCCAGATTGCTCCGCGCCGTGCCCGCGTCAGAGGCGCCCGTGCCCCCGTCTGCCACCGCGAGGTCCGTAATCCCGGTGATGCTCCCCCCGGAGATGCTAACGCTGCTGGCGTTCTGGGTGCTAAGGGTGCCCAAACCCAGATTGCTCCGCGCTGAGGGGGCACTGGCTAGATCGCTTAGATTGTTGGCGCGATATGCGTAGGTCGTATCGCTGCCCGTCGCGGTCACCCCCAAATTGGTGCGGGCATTGGCGGCGGTAGACGCCCCAGTGCCACCATCGGCCAGGGCAAGGTCCGTGATCCCAGCAATGCTGCCGCCCGTAATGGCGACGTTGCTGGCCGCTTGGGTAGACATCGTCCCCAGACCTGTGATGTCCGTGTTGGGGATGGTCGCCGACGCCGTCAGCGCTGACGTGCCTGCGCCCTTGACATAGCCGGTAAGCGTGCTCGCTCCGGTGCCCCCGTCAGCGACAGCGAGGTCTGTAATGTTTGTGATGGTGCCGCCCGTGATACTGACGCTATTCGCGGCTTGCGTGGCGATGGTGCCCAAGCCCAGATTCGTGCGGGCCGTGGAGGCGGAGGAGGCGCCGGTGCCGCCTTCGCCGACCGCTACCGGTGTTGGAATATGACTCATTAGAGCACCACCCAGTTCGTGCCAGTGGAGACCAGCATCAGGGCCTTGTATTGGGTCGTAATGGACGCGGAGGCGGCCCCGTCAATCGTCTGGCTGCCGTGCGGGGTAATAGTGATATCGCCTGTCCCGAACTTCTTGACGTGGACGATGGCCCCCTTATTCGCCGTCAGCGCCTCCCACAGGTAGACGGTAATGGCCGAGGACCCGGTGTTCACGACGACCTTGTTGGGGGTCGAGGTGCTGAAGGTCAGCGTCTCGTTAGTGGTCGTCGCAATGTAGTCGAACAGGGGCGCTTGGTAGTTCCCGCTGCCGTCTACGGGAATCGTGGACAAATCGACGCCATCAAACTTGATGCCTGCGCTGGCATTGATGTTCCCCGTGACCGTATCGCCGCGCTTGTCCACCGCGTTGGCCACCTCCGCGAAATTCGCGTTCATCGGGGTGGCTTCAATATCCGTGCCTGCGGTAAACGTATTGGGAATACTCAGCGCCATTAGCCACGCTCCACAAAGAGGAGAAGGGTGGTCGAGTAGCCCGCTTGGCTCGACCGCAGATACATCAGTTGGGGCGTTTCCCAGGGCACCGGGGTCCGGTAGACGTGCGCTGCTGTTGCGGCCCCTGTCGAAGGAGTATACACGCTTTTGTCCCCAATGTCAAGAAATCTCACGGCATTGAGGTCCGTGGGGGTCAGCCGGGTGTAGGGCACCGGGGTGTCTTGGTCGGCCACGGCAAAGGTCACGTCCACCTTTTCGTATTGCCGAAACGGCACCTGCCGCAGGAAATCCGCGTCCTGCGCGGTTTTACTCAGCCCGGTAATTTCAGCCAAAGTAGCGCTCCGACTGCACCCCGGCCAGGAGCCCCACTGCCGAGATGATAACGTCTTGATTGGTGCGGGACTGAAGGAGGTTCAATTGCAGGTTCTGGCCCGGCGTAAAGAGGGCAAACCGCTTCTTGACGTTCTGGTCGCCCACCCACTGGCTGGTATTCCAGACGCCCACACTGACGTTGCTGGGTCCCCACTTGGCGCCCCCGAGGCCCAGGCTCTGGCCCGTTGCCGTGGCCGCCGTGGCAAAGTTGATTTGCGTCGTCAACCAGATGTTGGTCGCCCCAGCCGTGCTGGCCTTGGCATGCACGTAGAGGCGGTCAAACCGCTTGCGGAAGAAGGTGCGCCCCATGTCGTAGGACCGGGTGCCCAAGCGCAGGTCGGGGCTGCCGATGTAGTAGGTGTAGACGTTGCCCGTCGTCATAGTGGGCGAAGTGGCCAGGGTCAGCGTCGTGCTGGTATTGCTGGCAATCTCGACCTTGGTGACTGGGCGGGCGTCACTGTCCACAATCAGGACCCAGCGCCCCTTCAGGCCGTCGTTGGTCGCGTAAAAGCCGGTGCCACTGATGGTGCTCAGGGCGCCTGCTCCCACAAAGGTGCCCGTCACCGTGCCGCTGGGCACGCCGTCGTTGCGCACGGTCTCGTCAAAGTAGAAGACGTGGCCCCGGTCGCTGCCCAAAAACAGCTTAATGGACCCATCGCTGTGATAGGCCATCGTCAGGCACGCGGCGGGCATCGGGTCCCACTGCTCGGATTCAAATTTGCCCACCTGATAGTTGTAGACAAACATCCGGCTGTTCCGCGTCGTGCCGGTGGCGGGCGTCGCCCAGATCACGCGGCTGTATTTGGGGTCGTGCCCGGCCCAGCACCGGCTAATCCGGCTCAGGTTCAACTCCTCGATGTAGGAGGAACGCCCCAACTCGCGCTCGCCCAGCTTGGTGATCGTCGTTCCGTCGTAGACGACCGGGCCGTAGGCGTCCGACCACCAGCCCAGTTGGCCGTTGAATTCGATGATGCTCAGATGGGACAGGCAGCCAATGGTGTGGTCAATGGCCTTAATGGTCCACGTCTGCGGGTCGTTGCCGAAGATGCCCCAAATCGCCGTGGTGGTAAAGACCAGCGCCACTTCGTCGCTGAAGGGGTAGATGCCGGTAATGGTGTCGCCCTCGCCCGTCTCGATGGGCTCGTAGTTCAGCGGCGGGAAGTTGTCCGCCTTGTCCTGCTTGGACCAGTAGACATTGCGCTCGTCGGCCAGCAGCACCCGGCGCCCATAGGTGCAGACAAACTTGGCCGAGGACGGCGGGGGATTGTTCTCGACGGTGGAGGGGGCGGCGGTGGTCTGTGCCGTGATTTGGGCGGCGGTCAGGTCCACGTAGACGGTGGTGGTGCCAATGGCAATGTTGCCCCCCGTGCCGAGCGAGCTGACCAGATAGAGCCGAGACTGTGTGCTGCGGCGGCGCAGATAGACGCGCCAGTGTGTGTAGAGGGCGCTCTCGGGTGCCGTGGGGGTAATGGTGACCTGGATACGCTGCCCCGCTGTCGGCGTCACCGCAATGCTCGCGGACAGGCTGGACTCGGCCCCCGTGGTGCTGTGGTAGCTGGTGATGGCGACGTCGTAGGTTTCGCCCGTGGGCAGGCTGGCACCCCCAGCCACCCCCGTGGCGGCAACGGTGCCAATGGGCGACAGGCCCCAGGGCACGGCCACGGTGGGGGCGGTGCTGGTGCCCGTGAAGGACCGCAGTTCGGGCGTAGCGGACTGCTTGAGGAGGAAGAGGCGGTTGTTGAAGACCGTGCCGTCAATGGCAAAGTCGCCCGCTGTGAAGCACTGCGTGCTGCTGCCGTAGCTCCACCCCGCCGGAATCGTCACTTCACTGGTGAAGCTATTGTCCGGATTCTTGTAGTAGAGCTTGCCATTGCGCACGACGACCGCCATAAAATTGCTGTAGGTGCTGCCGGTGTCGTAGGTATAGAGGCGGGCAAAGTCCAAGTTGGGGTCGCCGCTACCGCCCCCGAGCGCCGTCGTGTTGATGGCGGTCAGCCCGGGACGGCACCCGATGAGCGCCGTGCCCGAACCGATTTCGCGGAAGGCTGTGTTGATGCCGCTGGCAAACGCCGTGTCCGGGACGCGGTCCACGGGCGTGCCGGGTTGCGTGCCCCCACTCCAATTGGTCTGCTCCTGGTAGAGGTCTTCCATCAGACCCTCGGGATGTAGCGGGTATAGGTGGGCCGTCCGCCCATCGTGCGGGAGGAGCGGTAGGTCATCTGGAGCACGTCGGTCAGGCGCCGAATCTGGGCCTGCCAGAGCTGCTGTTCGTCCGGGGTGGCCCGGGTGTAGCCCACCATCGCCAACAGGGTCTGGTAGACCAGGATGTCGTCAAACTGGCCCGGCAGGTCCGGGATGTCGTTATCGTTGACCAGCTGGCGCGGCTCCCGGTAGAACCGATAGAGGACCGTCTGGGCCGTGGTGGGCGTCTCCACCAGCTCAAACATGCGGTATTGCTGGCCGAAGGCCGAGGCCGGGAGCGTCACGATGGTCGTTGCGCCCACAGTGATCGTGAGCGGCCACTGCCAGCCGCTGCCGACCTTCGTGATGTCCGTGATGACCTCGTAGCTGTTTGTGGTGGTCAGCGTGGACCAGTTCGTGCCCGAGCTCAGGGTCTCTTCCACGAACACGCCGTTGGCGACGCCGCTAATGATGACAGACTGGGTGGGCGACGACTGGCCGCCCGTCGAGGTCACAAGCACCGTGCCTGCCGTGGCGGGCTGGGCCTGCACCTTCGAGACGCCGGTCAGCATGAACCGGTCCACCTCGTCGGTCTCCCCATCGTCCCAATCGGCCTGGGATTCCATCAGGCCCTTGGGCGGGATTTCTTCGAGGTAGA